TTGAACGCTCACCAAAGATACAGCGCGAACGCCCGCGTCGCGCAACGCGCGCACCGAAAGTCCATTCGCATCAACAGCCTTCTGCAGCGCCTCCACGTTACGCTGCGCCTGAGCAATGCTGTCCGACACGCCATCCCGCAGCGCGAGCGAAACGCCAATCTCAAATGCCTCAATCAAGACCAGCTGCCCGCAACTTGGCAGAAATTGCATGAACCAAGGCAGCAGACGCCTCGCGCGCCATGCTTTCCATCATCGCCGTCGGCGGCCTCGAGGCTGTTCCAACTTCCGCGTCCCGCACTGCACCGGATCGGCTTGCGATCACAACACGCTCCCCCTCGACCAGAACAGTCAACTCGCTTGGCAAGCCTTGGGCAGATAGCCCTATCCGCATCGCTTCGGCCAACTGCTCACCCGCAGCAAGCAAGGCATCGCTCAAGGTCTCTTCCAACGCCGTGTGCTCCAATCGAATTCCATTCCATCGAAACGACCCATCGCAACCACCCAAGCCAGCCGTTCATCCGCAGGCAAAGCGAAAGCAACATCAAATGGCACCCCGTTCTTGACCAGATAAAGGCAATCAACCAGATCGGGGTGCCCACTCAGTTTCCCTGCGCGGTACTCCCCATCAGCGGCTGCGCGTCTGCAGCAAGGGCTGCGGCAACAGCGGCAATACCGGAATCGCCAAGACGTCCCACCAGCGCTTCCAACTGTCCTTCAGTCACCGGAGAGGGCACAGGTATCGTATCGATGGCCGTCACCGCAGCAGCCAGCGTCGCCATGCCCAAATAGAGGCTGTTCTGAGAGAGCGAAGGTCCGATTGCCTTGAACAAGCGCAGCCGATCGAGCGCAGTCAGCCGCCTCAACACCAATTCCCGTCCATCGGAGTCACGCACAACCAACGGTGCCATCGCGGCACTGACAATCTGCGCACTGGGGGAGCTCATCAAATACGTTGCCTCTGCGTCGCAAAGAACTCCAGTTTCTGCTTCACGCTGGCGTCGCCCTTCCAACTCCCGGCATTCACCAGTTTGAAGACAACACCGCTAAACTGATAGGTGGATACACTGCCGTCCACCTCCGTCACGTATTGATAAACGGTGCCGGCCGGCAAAGCCCCCTGCGTGAAAAACGTCTGCTCTGCCAGGGAAATAAAATCATCCACCGCGCTTGTGCCACGCTCCACCTCAAAACTACCCTCCCAACCTTTCGGCAGTTCGGCCCCCATCGGCACCCCGTCCAGCCGGTCCAACCTTACCGACTGCGTCATCTGGCGGCTTTCAAAACCGCTCACATAGGTCAGGTCCACCCGCCCTTGTGGTCCTATCACCACAAGCTGGCAGTCCCGCCCGATCGAAAAGGAGTTGATCGGCATCGTTTGCTCTCTCCTAAACCTGATATCGCCGCATCAAGCGAAAAAACTCAAAATGCTCCCGAGTATCACTCCGCCCCGAGCCTACTGTGCAGAGGGCACTCCCCCAGGAAGCGTCTGCTTCTGCACAATAACGGTCTGACCGCCCTCGACATTTACGATGAACATCTCGTTGATGCTCTGGAACTGAACCTGAGCATTGCTTTGAACGAAGCCCAAACTGGTCATGCTTTGGGGATTGTTGCTGGTGTCGCAAATAACCGAGAACGGCAAGGAGCCATCCATGCTCCCCAACACGCCTTGCGCATACAGATTTTGTAAAAAACTGAGCTGCGTAGACCTGATCTGCTGAAACAACGACGAGTTGATAACCTGGCCTACAAACTGCCCCATGCCCGCCGCCAGCGTCGCGGCAATATAGTTCGTCAGGCGGGTATAATTGTCCCCATGAATGGCTGGGTTCGAAGACGTGTTATGGCCACACCGAACACCCCAATACGCACCCCCGGGCTGCGGATTGCTGATCACGTCGATCCCGGCCTGGAACAACACCTGAAGTTCCGCATCGCTATACGTCGAAACCTGCCCACTATTGGGGGCACCCGACCACTGGGTACCCACTACACTGTAAAGCGGCTTATTCAGGCTCGATTGCTCGGGTGACAAGTTCCCAAGCCGGCCCGCCACGAACCCTTGCGGTGATACAAGCCGAGTCACGGCATTCGCCTGATCGTACCAATATACCCAATCCCCAAACATCAGCTTGGCGGAATAGGCATCCAACCCCGCCGAGTGCATAAGCGCCACCGCACCCGTAATCGTCTGCCCTTGCGGACCGGCAAGGATCATATAAACCCCTTCCGAAAGCCCAAATTCTGCCTGGGTTGTCCACTGCGTCGAATCGTCCGAATCGGCCAGCACACCAATACCGCAGCCCTGCGACCTCAACGCATACATGCCCGTACGCGGCAGACTGTCCAGGCCAACCAGGCTCGCGGCGGTCACGCCCGAAGCGCCATCCGCACCGCCCGAAAGTGACTGTGGTCCAAAAGCTGTCGGCGCACCCTGCGTCGCTGTCCCCAGCGTTGCAACCACAATCTGTGAAGGTCCTCTCAGGGCGCCGGTGCCTTGATTGACCGCATTGACAAGATTTTGCCAGAAGGCGGCATTCGAAGGTGCTGCGATATTCGTATACACTTCCGGCACCAAACCCGGTAGCCCTACAACAAGCTGCCAGGTGCTGCTCACCGCAGACTTCGACAATGTCAGCGTAACATTGTCTCCAAGGGACCCTGTATAGAGGGCGGTGAACATGGCAGCAAAAGTGTCGTTCGCAGCCCCTAAGGCGTAGCTCGCAGCCACATCCGTTCCATCGGTAACCCGCACGCAGCGGAAATCTGTCGCCCCCTGCTGCACCGATGTGGCCACCGATGTACCCATGTCATATTTGCGCGCCACGATCGGTCCAAAATTCTGCGCGTAGTCCGCCATCGTGGCAACCACAACCGGTTGATTCACCGGCCCCCAGCTCGCCGTCCCAACAACGCCGATCAGGTTCGTCGGCACGCCGTTCAAAACAAGATTTTGCGGCGGCACGATCTGCACATACAGGTCCGGCACCACCAAAGCTGTCGTATTCAGCGATCCCTGCTGCACTATCGGCATGCCTAAAACCCCCTATGATTCCCGCAGCCGAAAGGCCACGCATGCATCATTCAATTGTTGTCAATCGGCCGAGCGAACGGCGTCGACCCAAGGCCGCGCCGATTTCCGATCATCCGTAGATCGGCGTCCCCGACCACATCAGATCACCAAACAACATCGAAGCTGCGCTCGCATATACGGCCGTTCCGTATTCCACGTCGAACACCAGATCCCGGCGATATTGCTGCGCGTCCTGATCGTCATCAAAACTTGCCGTAGATCTGTAGCGAAGCCGTCCGCTCGTCCCATCCGCAAGGTTAAGAAAACTGGTTGCCGAAAAATTGGCGCATATGGCGCCGCAAAGCATATCGCGCGTCATCGGATCGGGGCACCAAGCCGATATTCTAAAACCCTGCCTCTGCCGCCCCCATTCGGTCACGGAAGCTCCATCGGCAACCACGCGCGCGATGATCGAACCCACCCCCGGAACAGTTACCGTCGTGCCCGACAACCAGCAGGCTCTTTCGCTCCTCACTGCCTGGGCCATACTGGCGGCAACAACCGCCGGCGTATCACCCGCCTGACCGCGATACACAAACGGCTGATTTGCAACGAGCAATCCCGCAACTTGTCCAACACCGGCCGTGCCGCTGAACGTAGCGGAAATGCCATTCACCGACACGACCAGTGTCACCTGGCCTGGCGTGTCATGCGATCGCGGCCCCCAGCGCGTCGTATTATGCGTTGCACCAGGCATCGAAAACACACTGATGTTGGCAACACCACCGGCAAGATCATTAGCGAGCGGCCCCATCAGCGGCCATCCCCGGTAAACCCGTACCGGAATTCCAGTGATACTCGGCAACGTGGCTCCATTGGGGTAAATCGCGTCCGTCACCGCACCAACAAGCGCCGTCTCGACGTCTGACAGATCCGCCAAAGCCATGCACCTTCGTCTATAAAATCAGTCTTGGCGCAACCAAGATTGGGGGAACCGTGCCGGACCCCCCAAACCCCCCGTCTTGTCCTAGCCCTCCCCAGATCCCAGACATGGCCGGAGAAAGCCGCGTCTGCCGCGGGATGGGTAAGCGAAGCGTCGCCCATCATTTCTT